CAGCCAGAACCCGCCTTCATGTTCCGGGATCACCTGCTCGGCAATCATTTGGTTGGTGTTATCCCGGTCAACCGTGAGCGCATTGATCGCCCCTCGCCGCCTTTCATTCACCAGTTTGGTTTGTAACGGATCCGGGGTGGGGAGTAGGCCGTTGCCATCGCCCACCCCCATTTGCACCAGCTCCAGCGTTTTTCCTGCGGCAATGGCTGCCGCCAGTTTTTTCTCACCCGTTTGGGTGAGCAAGGTAAAGTATTTAGCGCCCATCGATTTTCTCATCAACATGAATACAAAGGAAAAGGTTAGGCAGCCGTAGGGAAAACCGGCTCACGCAAGCGCTCACGGCCCGGCCTGCCTTGTGACAACCATTATGCTGATAGCCCGTCAAATCACCCGCGTATACGGGCGTCACGGTGATGGCACAACAGGGTGTGAGTATGGCTGCAAGCCACATGAGAATTTGATAAGGCAGAGGAGACGGGGTCTGCATTGAATAAAAAACGCCCCGTTCGGAATAACCGCATCTCGTTATTCCGAACGGGTGCAGCATCTCATCAGTGTGATGGCGGGGTCGGCCAGTCGATATCCGGCAGTAAAGACAGGTCGATACGACTTAACTGCACCAAATAGATTTTCCAGTCCTTCAGCGACTGCGTTTCCTGTTCGGTGGCCATACCCAGTTCCTGCGCATAGGTCAGCTCGCGAATACGATCATGTGCCGTCTGGCGACGGGTTTCACACGCCTGTCGGGCCGCCTTTAACAGGCTCTCCTGATACGCTGCGTTATCCGTTATCCATTGTTCGCCATCCCAACGGTCAAACGCACCGGCAGGCGGCTGCAAGGTCAGATGGACGGGTAGCGGCCCCAGTTCATTCACGCCCTGTGGCTGACGCGTTTTCGTGTCGTAAACGGTCTGCCCACGCAAATCCGGCACCCATTCCCAATGTAGGCCATCAGACGAACGCCTCAGCGCCTGCCCTTCTGTTGCTGGCTGCGGCGGCTCATCGGCATAACTGTGAGCGGGGATCCCCGTTCCTGCCATCAGGTATTCATCACTGTAGCCATCGTATTCACGGGTTAGTGCATCCACATGGTACACCCGTAACCAACCTGCCTGAGCAGCCAGCCCATCCGCCGCCAGCACGGCGCGCATTTCCGGTGTCGGTGTCGGTGTCATCATCACGCGGCCCTCACGATGTAGTTAAAGGCGATGTTGCGGGGGCGAGTTTCCGCACCAGCCCGCACCACTCTGGATGCGTCAAATGACCAAATGCAGGCACCATACCCCTCACTATCGCTTGCAGAAGGAGTCAACCCTACAGATGCTACCTGCTCTATCGGATAGAAAGGGCCTGTTGACGCACTATTTCTAAAGAGCTGTGTACGACCGAACGTACCAGTAATATTTTGAATCGTATCAGTTTGATACGACAACAGACTACGTTCTGCATCCACCCCACGCCCATCATCCCAGCCACGAATAAACTCGCCGCGTAAATCCGGTAACACGCCAGAAGGATAAACCTGCGCCAGCCGCGGATAGCGGATTTTATCAAACACCTGGCCGTTACATTTCAGCCAGCCTGCCGGGGCGTTAGCCTGCGGCCACGGCTGAGGAATACCGACAAATTCACTGATCAGCAGATACTGCGAATGGGGGTTGGTCTCGGCAAGATGCCCGGACAACAGTGTGTCGGCATAGCGCCGGGTTGCCAGCGCCACCGTCGGGTCGAATTTCAGCGTGACGGCGTCGGTACGGCCGACAATCAGGATCATGCGCACCGTTTGTATCCGGCCCGACCCTTCCTTCAGTTCCGGTTTATAGGTTTCCGGGCAGTTAGCCACCGCTATCAAATTGCCGGCTGCATCGTACAGGCCAACTTCACGTAACCAGAACCCGCCCTCATTTTCCGGAATCACCTGCTCGGCAATAATCTGCCCAGGGTTATCAGCATCAACACTCAGGGAATTGATCGCCGCCCGGCGTTTTTCATTCACCAATGTAGTTTGCAACGGGTCCGGTGCCTGTAATACCCCACCGCCATCACCGACACCCATCTGGGCAATTTCCAGTGGTTTTCCGGTTGAGATCGCTTGCGCTAATTTAATCTCACCGATACGGGTGAGAATCGTAAAATATTTGGTTCCCATCGTTTCTCTCGTCTGTATTTATTAAAAGGCCAGGCAGAAAATATTGCCGTTACACAAGCATTCAATGTTTGTTCTGCTTTCTGACAACCATTATGTAAAGACACACCAATAATTACCTGTTAATGGCGCTGTATCAGCCATGACACAACAATAATGAAAAACACAACCACCTATTTGAAAAAACACACTTCTATTAAATTAGTTATGTCATCACATCAGAAATAAATAACGGAATTTTTATATCTATTACGCAGCCCTCACGATGTAACTAAAGGCAATGTTGCGAGGTCGGGACACCCCAATATATCCTTGAGCTCCCGTCCCCCATGTACTAGTGGCACCGATAGCACGGGCACGAAAATTCCCCACCGTAGCGACAGGATTATCCCAATTCAGTGACTCTCGAGAGTTACACGAAAAGTTAACAACATTATCTGGAGGATTAATCACTTCCTGGAGCATATAAGAACCCTCTTGCCAGCTACTTAATTGGCGCCCTACATCCACTCCTCTCCCATCATCCCAGCCACGAATAAACTCGCCGCGCAAATCCGGTAACATGCCCGACGGGTAGACCTGCGCCAGCCGCGGATAGCGGTTTTTATCGAATGACTGACCGTTGCATTTCAGCCAGCCACCTGGGGCAGTAGCCTGCGGCCAGGGCAAGGGAATACCCACAATGTCATTAATATCCAGCTTGAGCTTGAAGTTGTCGTCAGTCTTACCAGACAAGGAATCAACAGCGCCGGCCACAAATGCCGTGGTTGCCAACTGTGTGGTACGGGTGCCGGCCACCGCTGTCGGTGCCGTAGGGTTCCCGGTCAATACCGGGCTTTCAATCGGCGCATACTGCTTGTGCGGATTGGCGCTGGCGAGGTGTTTCGCCATCAGAGCATCGGCGTAGGCTTTCACCTCAATCGCCTTGTCATCAACCGACTTGCGGGTTGCCAGCACCACAGCAGGGTCAACTTTCAGGGTGACCGCACTGGTGTTACTGACCACCAGAATCATACGTATGGTTTGTACACGTCCCGAGCCTTCCTGCAACTGCGGTTTATAGGTATCCGGGCAATTGGCCACGGCGATCAAATCGCCATCGTCATCGTACAGGCCGATTTCACGCAACCAAAACCCGCCTTCATTTTCCGGGATCACCTGTTCGGCAATAATTTGATTCGGATTAGCCGGGTCAACTCTCAGGGCGTTCAGCACTGCCCGGCGCCGTTCATTAATCAATGCCGTCTGGGCCGGATCAGGCGTGGTCGGATTCCCGCCGCCATCCCCCACCCCCATGTGGGTAATATTCAGCATTTTCCCTAATGCGGCGGCATTCGCCAGCTTTGCCGTCCCCGTCTGGGTGAGCAATGTCATGTATTTCACCGTCATACCATTTTCCTTTTGTATCGCCTTAAACCGTCATCTGACATTGCAATCCCCACCGCGCAAATCGCCGTCTTTTTTGCAAGCCATTCCATTTTGTTGCTGCCTCTGACAACATTATGCAAAGAGAGTGACGGCAAATCGTCCGACCGACGTTGTTTATGCCATGGCACAACAAGCAGGTTAAAAAAAACCCGCCATCAAGGCGGGAAAAATAATAAAAGACGATGAAAATGAATAAAAAAATAGCGGGTATAACTGCTTATTTTTCTGGTTGTGACGGCCATGCAATATTTAACGGGAACCCTGCCTGCTCAGGAACTTGACGTAATATCTCACGGTATGTACGCCAGGCCTGTTGATCTACCGGTGCATCCGACACTTGCGTCCAGTCACTGGCGGTCAGTAAATTATCTCGCTGACGCCGGGCATCCTCAGCCAACTGAGTGTCTGACAAAGGCACGGGAGTCACCGCAATCGGTTTTTTTGTCGACTCATCAAAAATAATAACATTACCCCTGACTTGCTGGTCTAATAAATATTGATAGTAGTCGTAATTTATTTCAACAACATCATCAGGAATAGTGTTTCCATGCAAATCCAAAGAATAAAAACCCATTTCATGGGGAGAAAAAAAGTATGTCATAGTGCCTCCTTAAACGCCAATTGCTAACCAATGAATAATTGCGCCGGGCCCAACAATCGCAGCATTTGTAGAATAAAATATATCAAGTCTTGTCCCGGTCAATGTTCTAACATCATATCGTTCAATCACAACACCAGACCCAGACCCAGAGTGGGTCGCTAAAATATGATAGTTCACATCTGGATTCGTAAACGCTACTGGAAAAATAACCGGCATTTGACCTGATGCATTACTTGAGCCGCTCCCCCACTGCATGAGCAAACCTGAAGGTAAACGCTGATAGCCACTTTTCCCCAACGATACAGTGCCTACTCCACCAATTGCACGCCACTGTGGCCCAGTGGAAAGGAACCTTATATTCGTCCCACTATTAACCATCATCGTATTTGAACCGGATGGATTATTAGGTCCTAATATATTGCCCCCCGTACCAGAGATTGTCACAGCCCCGTTGGAGATATTATTAAACTCAATAACACCACCAATACAGAGAGAAGAATTAGGTAATGTAATCGTAATCCCCGCTATTTGGGCTTCAACAAAACAGCCAAATGCATCACTGGTTAACACCTGATTTTCTCTGACGCCAAATGCCGACTTCATATTACCTAAAGCTCTTTGCACGAACGCCGTGGTCGCAATACTACTATCCGCATCAAATAAAGGTGGCGTCGGTGCCAGGGGATTCCCGGTCAATACCGGGCTTTCAATCGGCGCATACTGTTTGTGCGGATTCGCGTTGGCGAGGTGTTTCGCCATCAGCTCATCGGCGTAGGCTTTCACCTCAATCGCCTTGTCATCAACCGACTTACGGGTTGCCATCACCACCGACGGGTCAACTTTCAGGGTGACCGCACTGGTGTTACTGACCACCAGAATCATACGTATGGTTTGTACACGTCCCGAGCCTTCCTGCAACTGCGGTTTATAGGTATCCGGGCAATTGGCCACGGCGATCAAATCGCCATCGTCATCGTACAGACCGATTTCACGCAACCAAAACCCGCCTTCATTTTCCGGGATCACCTGTTCGGCAATAATTTGATTCGGATTCGACGGGTCAACTCTCAGGCCGTTCAACACCGCCCGGCGCCGTTCATTAATCAATGCCGTCTGGGCCGGATCAGGCGTGGTCGGATTCCCGCCGCCATCCCCCACCCCCATGTGGGTAATATTCAGCATTTTCCCTAATGCGGCGGCATTCGCCAGCTTTGCCGTCCCCGCCTGGGTGAGCAATGTCATGTATTTCACCGTCATACCCTTTTCCTTTTGTATCGCTTTAAACCGTCGTCTGACATTGCAATCCCCACCGCGCAAATCGCCGTCTTTTTGCAAGCCATTCCATTTTGTTGTTGCCTCTGACAACATTATGCAAAGAGATGGGTGGTAAATCGTTCGGCCGACGTTGTTTATGCCATGGCACAACAAGCAGGTTAAAAAAAACCCGCCATCAAGGCGGGGAAAATAAAATAAGACGATGAAAATGAATAAAAAAATAGCGGGTATAACTGCTTATTTTTCTGGTTGTACCGGCCATGCAATATTTAACGGGAACCCGGTCTGCTCAGGAACTTGACGTAATATCTCACGGTATGTACGCCAGGCTTGTTGATCTACCGGTGCATCCGACACTTGCGTCCAGTCACTGGCGGTCAGTAAATTATCTCGCTGACGCCGGGCATCCTCAGCCAACTGAGTATCTGACAAAGGCACGGGAGTCACCGCAATCGGTTTTTTTGTCGACTCATCAAAAATAATAACATTACCCCTGACTTGCTGGTCTAATAAATATTGATAATAATCATCGCTGATCTCAATAGCGTCATCAGGAATATTAACACCATTAATTTCGTCACTATAAAAACCACTAGTTGATTTAGAATAAAACATATGACACCTCAATTTCCTATTGCAATAAATAAAAACATTATTTACAACAGATTACGAAACAGCCTTAAATAAATTCATTGGTTTATATCGCAATCACCACAGCACAAATCACCATCTGTTTCCGCAAGCCATTCTATTTCGTTGTTGCCTCTAACAACATTATACAAAGAGATGGGTGGCAAATTATCCGGCCGACGTTGTTTATGCCATGGCACAACAACTCAATAAAGAAAACCCGCCATCAAGGCGGGTTTAAACAGGGAGAAAATAAAACACTTAGCCAGCGCTGCCTGAATAAAAAATCAGTCATAAATAACCAATTTTTTATTTAAAACGAAAATTGAAATAAACTTAAATCAGCCTTTAGGTATTAGTTAGCCGATTTTCACTCAATTAGTATGTCGCACAGCAACAGAATAATTCTCACTTATTATGCTGCTCTCACGATATAGTTAAAGGCAATGTTGCGAGGGCGTACAGTTATCCAGTTCGCCCCGTTAGCAAAAACGGTATTGCTCGCGGTACCTGAAACCCCGTTATCTCTTCCTGCACTACCTTCCATCAGCGTTCCGTCTGGATAGCCCTGATTGGCGAAGTTAATAGTATTGGTAGAGCTATCAGAGTCGGCATACGCCATACCGATATAAACACCGGCACTACCTATATCGCTACCGCTATAATCCAACATCCCGGTTCGCAAACCGGTGGCACTTTGTTTACTCCCGATAGTTCGTCCATTATCCACACCTCTCCCATCATCCCAGCCGCGAATAAATTCGCCACGCAGATCCGGCAGCACGCCCGACGGGTAGACCTGCGCCAGCCGTGGATAGAGGTTTTTATCGAATGCCTGACCGTTGCATTTCAGCCAACCGGTTGGCACTGCCGCCTGCGGCCAGGGAAGCGGGATACCCGCAATCTCTGCTGCGAACCAGCCTGATGTGATGGCGCTGTTGCTGTTATCTCCCGCAGCCGGGGCGGTGAGCGTGGCGGTGCTGGTAATTTTTGTGGTTTTCCCAGCGCCTGGGGCAATAGTGATATCGCCGCTGTCTGCCAGCACGATACGGCTGTTGCCTTTACCGACAAGCTCCAGCCAGCCATTCGCTTCGTTGTGACCGACAGTCCACAAGAATACGCCGTCACTGTTGAGTCCTTTAATATACGAGCCAGACGATGGTGCCTTTGTGCTCTGCTGCAAAAGGATTTGCTGGCCATCACCGGTGACAGTGATTTGCCCAGTAAACGGCACGCTATTTTGAGTAATGTAGTTTTCACAAATCCACGTGGTATTAGCCCCGGTAGATACAAATCGTATCCGCTCATTCAGCAATAATGACAGCGGGAATGTCAGCGGCTTAATTGGTGTATTGACTACCGTTGATCCCTCGGTTAACCCTAGCGCAGCGGTACCGCCCGCTGAGATCAACTCAAATACTGTTCCTGCGGGTAGGGTGCTCGGGTCAGGCAATGTAGCCGTAACCCCATTCCCAAGCGTCAGCAGTTTATTCGCATGTGATGCAGTTAGTGTCGTTGATGATGACAGAAACTGATATCCCGCATAGCCGCCTTGCGACGTTCTAACCAGAGCAGTCGTAGCGAGCTGTGTTGTGCTCGTGCCTAATGCAGCGGTTGGGGCCGTCGGCGTGCCGGTCAACGCCGGGCTGGCCAGCGGCGCATACTGCTTATGCGGATTCGCGTCAACGAGATGTTTCGCCATCAGTTCATCGGCGTAGGCTTTCACCTCAATCGCCTGATCATCCACATACTGCCGACTGGCCAGCACCACCGCCGGGTCGATATTCAGCGATACCGCCTGCGTCTGACTGACAGCCAGAATCATGCGCACCGTCTGCACGCGGCCCGATCCTTCCTGCATCTGTGGTTTATAGGTTTCCGGACAGTTGGCTACGGCAATCAAATTATCGTCCGCATCATACAAGCCGATTTCCCGCAGCCAGAATCCACCTTCATTCTCCGGGATCACTTGTTCGGCAATAATCTGATTGGCATTAGCAGGGTCGATGCTCAACGAATTAAGCGCGGCACGACGTTTTTCATTGATCAATTTAGTCTGGGTTGCGTCCGGCGTTGGCAATACACCACCACCATCCCCTACGCCCATCCGGGCGATTTCCAGTTGTTTTCCCAGTGCAATCGCATTAGCCAGCCTGTCTGCTCCCACTTGGGTAAGCAAGGCCGTATATTTCGTGCTCATAACATGTCTCATCAGAATTAGCGATAAAGGGGCCCATACTCAGGCATGGAACACATCCCGCCACACTTGTCGACACACGCTTTTCCAAGCGATTTCAGCCCGTTGTGGCAGTATCGGACATTATGCTGACAGGCCAGCAACAGCGCGCGCAGCGAGGGTTGGAACAGCGATAGCACAACAAACCCCGTTCAGTTTTTTTATAACTATGGAGATCGGGAAAGTGAATGATGATTAGTAACATCATTGGCATGACAGAAATATCACTCCCCCAGAAAATAACCGGGCTGAAAATAGCAACTAAGTCAGCACTCATTATTATTTCTCAGACACAATATGAAGAAAGGTGA